TTTGGCCCTTGACTTAGCAGAGATTCATCAGCAGATGCTGGATGGGATCAGCGAACGATACCAGAAAACCACAGGTTTCCCGGCCTATGACTTTACCCGGGCATTTGCCATCGCGGTGCTGTCCCTGGACAGTGACATCGCCGTTGTCGAGGAGAAGCTGGACCTTGAAAATCTGTCTGGAACAGAGTTGGACACGTTTATCCGGCAGCACAGAGGCCTTTCCCGAAAATACGCCACCTATGCCACAGCCACCCTGCGGGTGGTCACCGGCGGTGGAGACATCCAGGCGGGGAACCTGTTCTCCACGGCGTCCGGCGTAGAGTTTTACGCCATCCAGGATGGGACATACACGGCGGGGGACACCTTTTCTGTACGCGCCTATGTCGGTGGAGAATCTGGCAATGTGGGGCCCAACACGATCACCTATATGCCGGTCACCATTGCAGGCATTGGCGCGGTGACCAACGACGAAGCCGCCACAGGGGGCTATGACGCGGAGAGCGATGAGGAGTTCCGGGCCCGTTATTACAATGACCTGCAAAATCCAAACAACGGCAGCAACCAGCAGGCCTACATCGCCTGGGCTATGTCGGTCCCCGGTGTGGGCCGGGTGCGGATTTTCCCCCAGGCATTGGGCGCGAATACCGTGGAAGTCTGTCTTGTGGACCCCAATATGGAGCCTGCCGGCAGTGAAGTAATCCAAGCGGTACAGGCACTGATTGATCCCAACAAAAATGGCGATGGCAGCGGGGAGGCCCCCATTGGCGCGGTGTGTACAGTGACCACGGCGGAACGCCTGGAGATTGCAGTGAGCGCGTCTGTCACCATCGCGGAAGAGGCAGAACTTGGCGCAGTAACAGAGGCGGTAAAGGCCAACTTGACCGATTATCTTCGGGAAATTGCCTTTGCAAAAGGGGTTAGCTATGTCAGCTATGCCCAGATCACCAGCCGGATCAATGCCACGGAAGGGGTCATGGATCACAAGGATTTGACGGTGAATGGAGGGACCTCCAATGTCCCTCTGGAGGACCGTCAAACCCCTGTACTGGGGGAGGTGCATCTGACTTGACCGTCAAAGAATTCGCCCTGCGGCAGCTCCATTGGATGGTGCAGAACGATCCGTGGGCACAGGAAATCTTCCTGGCCGGTGGGGAGAGTTTGGATCAGCTGGCGGAACGAATCCTGGCCGTTTCCCACTTTGACAACTTCGCGCTGCTGAACAGGGCCCAAGTCGAATATTATGAAAAAATCCTTGGCCTTCCCCAGGACGACAACAAATCCCTGGATGACCGGCGGGCAGCCATTCAGGCCGCCTGGCAGGCGGCGCAGAAGCCCAGCTTGGCAACCGTTCAGGCGATTTGCGACAACTGGAAGACCGGCGGAATCATCGCCAGCTACACACCCGGGGTCATCCTACTTCGGTTCTTAGGGAGTCCAGGCGTCCCAGAGGGAATCGAAACCCTAAAAGAGGCCCTGGAACGGACGGTCCCGGCGCATTTGGTGCTTGATTACGCATTCCGATACCTTTTAATCCGTGAGGTTCACAAAAAAATGACCTTGGCCCAGTTGGCGGAAACGCCGCTGAATCACTTTGCAGGAGGCTAACCCATGGCAAGTTATACACCCAATTTAGATCTATCGAAGAAGTCTCCGGTAACAGACGGAGATGACATGTTTAATGTAGAAACGATGCTCAATGAGAACTGGGATCGAATTGACCGAGGCGTTGGCGACTACACCGCCCCGGCCCAAAAGATGGGACTGACAGGGGACCTCAGTGTTGGTGCTTCCCTTGGTGTGCTGGCGGACATCGGGAACGTCCATGTGTGGAGGAAGACGGTTAAAACGGATGAAAAAATACCTGCGACATATTCTCTTGGGCCTGAAGAAGGAAAAGCAGCATTAACTTATCCCCAAACCCCGTCGACGCAAGCGTCATTTCATTACGGAAAAACAATTACAGTCGACGACAATGGAACAATAACTATAAATGGGGAACAAACTCTCAGTCTTAATTCAGACGATTCTTCTGTACAAAAAGGAAATAATCTAAAGGGTAACTTTTTTTATTGCGATCCTTCTTCCACTATTGGTGGTGAAAATGAATTTGAGACAGGCCCAGGAAATGTTTATTTCATTCCTTCCGATGCCACTATAAGTAGAGAACCAGATACCTATTTGGGTGGAGTAATTTATACCAGCAAATACCAAGAGGTACGTGCAGTCCCTGCCGTTCCCCCTGGCACCCACGTCACCTACCTAACCTCTGTCAACCGCAACGCCTACCAGGAGGGAGACGATGCGAAAGAGGCGGGGTATGTGTTGGGGGATATGGTGAGTGGATACCTGTTTGCATCGGCGTGGACTGGTAATGCGTCCAATTATTATTACTCCGAGACAATTAAAGTTTCCGATACTGGGACATTGACACAGGAAAATGTAAAAAGTTATACCGCAAATGCCACTAATGATAGCTGGGTTATTAATATTCAAAGTGCTATTAGAGGTAAATTTATTACTGTGAGTGGAGAAAAAGATAATGGTGGAAGTGAAGGAACTAACCTTGTCTATATCCCCGATGATGCCATTGTCAGTTACTTTGAAAACGGAGTCTCTCTCGGTTATCCATATAATTATGGATTTCTTGTCAATAAAATGCAACAGGTCACCGGCTACCCCGCCATCCCCGCAGGCACCACTATTGAGTATCTGGGGGTGTTGGGGGACTTTGGTGGATCCTCTTTGGGATACATCAAATACGGTTCATACGTTGGCACAGGGACAGAAAACGTGATAATTCCGTTTAAAAATAGGCCGCTGATTGGTTTTTTGAATGTCGACGTCACAATGTTCACTGATACAAATTGGATTGTGCCGACTGGAAGCAGCGGAATTTCAAATTATACGGGGAGTGCAACCTGGTCTGGAGGGAAGTTGACCCTATCCAAAGGTGATTATTCTCGATTCCCGAATTCCTCTGGTAAAACTTATAAGTATGTTGCATTTTTGGAGGGAGAGTGAGCACAAATGTATTACATCAACTCAAGTCCGAACGAGACCGGCAACCACGGCAACCCCATGGGACAACCTTTCCCAAACTGTGTGACCCTACCTGACGATCTCCTGAGCCCCTATCTTGCGGCAAAGGGGTTTGTGACCTTGACTGTGGAAAACGGCGCTGTAACAAGCCTGGAGACCAACCAGGAGGCGCTGGACGCCTATGAAGCAGACCACCCCGACCTCCCGCTGGAAGAGCCGGAGGAACCCGTTACCTGGGCCGCTATGGCGGCAGCAATTCGAGAAGGAGTGAATAACGTTGACTGAAAAAGAGTTTGTTTTGGATACCCTGCGCCGGGCGGGGAAGGCTGCCGCAGTCAACTTGCAAGCAGAATCCCCCTCCATGACCGGCACGGAACTCTGTGCTGTGGAGGAGTATATCCCAGACTTCCAGACGGCCAGAACTGCCAAAAACATGCTGGAGCGCAAGGCAGGCCAGAAAGATGGCTTTGTCTGCCGGTCCAGCGCCGGGAGGGTGGTTCGGCTCCTCCAGGTCTACGACAGTGAAATCTATCCCCAGGAGCCGGAGGAGCTGCCCGCCCAGTGGGGATTTGTCTGGTCCACTGACCCGGACAAGGCGCTGCCCTTCCTCTCCCTCTCCACTTCCCCCTACGCCAAAGGGGATTGCTGTACCGCAGATGGCAAAACCTGGCGCAGCAAGATTGACACCAACACCTGGTCCCCGGAGACAAGCCCGGAGTTTTGGGAGGAAGTGGAACCCTGACGAACCATCCCACACAGAGAGAGGAGGGCTGTTATGCCCATGGACAAGTGTACCTTTAACCCCGGGAATGAATGCTTGGGGCTGCAAAAGGCTAACATGTTGGAGAAGTCTCTGAACAGCCATTTGGATGCGGCCCGGCAGACCCATAAGGAGATGTATGACCGCATCCGGGCCCTGGAAACTGAGAGCGCACGCCGGGACGAACAGTATGTTCAGATTCTGGACAAGCTGGATGAAATGTCCTCCAAAATCACATCGGCACTCAGCCAGGTGAGTGAGCTCCAGATCAAGCCCGCACGCCGGTGGGAAGGGTTGGCTGATAAAGCAATCTGGGCTGTTTTCGCGGCAGTGATTGCGTTTCTGCTGGCAAAAATCGGGCTGTGAGAGGGGGTGAAGGGAATGAGTGAAAAATGGAAAGCCTGGTGGAAAGCGGCGGGAATGAGAGCCATCAAAACCTTGGCGCAGACCGCCGTAGGCTGCATTGGAGCCGCCGTGGCACTGGGGGATGTCAACTGGCCCATGGTGGCCTCTGCGGCTGTCCTGGCGGCTGTGGTGAGCCTTCTGACCAGTGTGGCGGGGCTCCCAGAAGTTGAGAAAGAAACTGCAAACAAAAACTAAAGACAAAGAAGGAGAATTCGTATGGCAAATCGTTTTTATGCGAATCGCATGGCAATCAAGGCTATCAGCGAGAAAGAGGGCGTGGACGTGGACATTGCCTCCCGCATGTATGCGCAGCAGCAGGGCTGGACCGGCTGGGAAAAGGAAATGGACGAATGGAATGATATTCAGCGTTCCTACATGAAGTCTAAGACAAAGACACTGGCAGACCTTTTTAAGTAAAAGGAGTGATTCCCATGGAAGAAAAGAATGCTCCTCTGTCCGTTGTACATCCAGAAGATGCTATCCCGGAAACTATGCTGGAGGAAATGACCGATGGGAAAGGGGAGGAAAAGAGTGAGTAACAGCCCTCTTGTAACCTACACTAAGCTATCCCCCAACCATTCCGGGCGGCGCAACCACGTAATCGACACGATCTCTATACACTGTATGGCAGGCAATGCCAGCGTAGAGACTTGTGGGGCATTGTTTGCCGACCCGTCCCGCAAGGCCAGCAGCAACTACGGCATTGGAAGCGATGGGCGGATTGCTTTATATGTAGATGAAGCAAATCGGTCCTGGTGTACCTCCAGCGCCTCCAACGATCATCGGGCCATCACCATTGAGGTGGCCAACAATGGCGGGGCGCCGGATTGGCCGGTGTCAGACAAAGCCTACGCCGCATTGCTGGACCTATTGACGGATATCTGCTGGAGAAATGGGATCAAGAAACTACTGTGGAAAGGGGATAAATCCCTGATCGGCCAGGTGGACAAGCAGAATATGACGGTTCACCGGTGGTTCGCCGCCAAGGCGTGCCCGGGGGATTATCTATACAATCGGCACGGAGAGATTGCCGCCAAAGTCAACTGGCGGCTGGAAGGAGAGGA